GTCAACCGCGCCAGCGCCAGAGAGGGACTGAGTGCCCAAAACGACATCAGTGCCAAACGATGCGTCAATAGTTACGGCACCAGTAGTAGCGTTGACGGTTATGTCTTGGAAGCCGTTTTGCGACCGAACCGGCCCGGTAAAAGTCGTATTTGCCATTTTTTCCTCACATGCGAGAAACGTTTGGGTGCTCTGTCTGCATGTCGTCAGCCGGGACTGTCAGAACACCGGGAACCCCGGAATGGGTATCAATATACCCCAAAAGAAAGGGGGGCACAAGGCCCCCCAATCCTATCAGGTCGAACCTGAAGAACCCCAGATACCGAGGGGATCAGACCAGCCGAACGAATAACGCTCGCGAGCCTTGTAGCGGACGTTGCCAGTGTCGAAATCACCGTCCATCGAGTTAGCCAGAGGCATACGCTCGAAGTGCTTCAGACCGTTGGGAACGTCAGTGGTCAGGAACCAAGCGTTGGTGTCGGTCAAGAAGTGGTTGACGGTGAAGCCTTCAGGGATGGCACCCATCTGCTTCAGGGCGTTGATGTCGTTGTCGGCGGTAGCCACACGCAGTTCGGTGTCAAGCAGACGCTTGGCCACGAACATCAGGCTGGGCGGAATGACCAGTTTGCGGGGCTTGGCGGCGATCAACAGACCACGTTCATCGGTCCACGCGGCGATTTGAATCACAGCGTTTTCCAGAGCGGTTTCGTTCAGATCAACACCGGTGGTGGGGCTGTTGTAGTTCACACCGCCAGAGACCAGCGGGTGGCCCACACGGGTACCACCAGAGTTGTTACCAAACAGCGACACGCCGTCACCACCAGCATAAGCGCCATTGAAGCCGTTGTTCAGAACAGCGGCGGCTTTCACCTGCTTGGTGTAAGCCATAGCGCGGGCCAAAGCCTTGGTATAACGAGCAGACAGGCTGTCGTACAAGTTGTCTTCGATCGCCTCTTCGGTGATCGAGAAACCCAAGGCGATGGTCTCGTGGGTGTAACGGGCGGTGAACGCTTCTTGCGCGTTGTCGTAAGCGATGGCGGAGCCTTCGTTCTTGACAGGCGCGGCAGAGAAGCCAGCCAGTTTGGTTTCTTCTTCAAAACTACGCTCCGAAGCCTCGGTCTCGTAGATTTCCTTGTGCTCTTCGCCGTAACGTGCGTACTCGGTACCAAACAAAGCGTTCAGACCGGGGAGCAGTTCCTTGAGCAGTTGTGCGCGACTAATTGCCATGGTTTACTCCTTAGATACCAGTGGTGTTGTTGTAAGTATGGGTGTTGATCTTGACGATAAACTCCACATACGCGTCCGCACCAGTGGCGGTCTCAGGCACCACATCCACGATGCGAATGGGCAACGTGTTGGTAATTGCGGTGGTTGTCGAAATCGCTTGTTGCGAATCGCCAGAAGATGTCACGCCAGCGTTCAAAATCACTGAACTATTTTGACCGACAGCGGTGCGACCCATGCTGGCAACCACAGTGGTACCAGATACCGACACGACCTTGAACAGGGCGGTGGGATCATCAACCACGTAGGCAACGGCGTTGGACGAGTTGGCCGGGGCATACTGCGCTTGCACAGTCTGACCAGACGAGTTGGTGTACTGAACGCCAACGCACACGCCCAGCGCTTGCGGAGCGGCAGAACCGCTTGCAACCACTTGGCAGACGCCAGCAGAAGTCAGTTCAACGAGATCGCCATCAAACATCGCGGCATTTGTCAGGCCAGCGGTAGAGGCGATAGGAACGAGTCGGGTAGACCCGGCGTAGGGATTACCACCGATACGGTTGATCGGCTGGAAACCATACGGCTTATCGACGGTGGGATATGCCATGGATTACTCCTTGTTACTTTGAACCTGAACCAAAACCCGTTCCACCGCGAGTCGTCGAAGATTTCTTCTCAGAAAACAACGGCATGACCGGATTATTGTTTCGCAGAAAGTGGTTGTCCACTGAATCCATCTGGCCCTGCGCTTGATTGTTGTAGTACTCCTGACGAGCGCGGAATTTTTCGACGGGCATCTTGCAAAGCATGAGTCCCCCGATTTCAACGTTGCCTGTCTTTTCGTTCCCCAACAGCATCAGTTCCGGATGGTCTTCTGCTTTCACCGGCACCCAACCTTCGCGCAGTTTTTGTGACACGTTGGTCGGATTCGACTGCCCCAGAATGTGTGTGGCTACCCAGTGGTAGACCCATCCCGGCTCAGGCGTCGGATCAGGCAGATTGCTCGGCGGCACATAGACTGCACGAGCGGATTTTTCGCGTGACTTCAGATCACGAGGGTTACGGTCTTGGGTTTCAACCATTTTGGTTCTCCAGTTTTAAAACTTCACGGGCATATGCTTGGGGATCAAGTTTGAATTTCTTCACTAACGCGGCTTGCGAAGGAGTCAATTCAATCTTTTTCTTACCAGTCGAACGACTGGCAGGAGCCACAACAGATGCTGGTTTTTTAGCCGGAGTCCCTTGAGACCGTGGCTTTTCGTCCTCCTCACCGAAAACTTCGGGGAACTTGGACTTCACGCGAGCGTCAATCTGCTCGAAATATTCGTCAGAGCGGGGATCAATCCCGTTGGCAACTAGTTT